ATGTTACGTCTGTATCTGTAATTGAGCGAGTGATGGGAAAACCGTAAGTAACTTTTGAACCAACGGGGAAGTCTTGTTCGTTTGCACCACCAGTAATGTCAATATATGATTGAAGTTGTGTTCCACTCCTTACGGCAAATGCTGAATTTGTAAGATTAAAGTTATAGTCGGAAGTTTGAACGTTTCCGATTGGTGCATCACTGCGCAATACAGGTGTGTTATTAAAGAATACATCTTTGAGTAACGCCGTATTGTAGTTATCTGTGCCCCACACATAGTTACGTGCGGATGGAAAACCCTCAATTTCGCCTTCGCTTAAAAGGTCAAGAATACGAATAAACTGTTTGGAATTAAGATCTGTCATTAGATGTCTCCAGCATCAACACCAGCAGAAATTACGACACTGCCAGTTAGTATTTCCCCGTAGCAAATCGGTACTGCAACGCCTTGACGGCTGACATTCTGTATTCCTGAAAAGGAATAGCTTTTTGATGGGTCGGTTTGATCTCCTGGCATTTTGGGCACTGGTGACAGCAGTTGTGCAACACCACTAAGCGCCAAAGATAAACCAATGGCACCAATAGCGCTTGAAACTGCTGCCGAAACAAATCCAGTAGCAACTGCACCACCAGCAGCATGGGCCAATCCGGCACCTAAACCCAAAAATCCTCCACCTGCTGGAGCCAAAATAATTGCAGTAGCAATTAAAGCAATTCCAGCAAGAATCTGCCCAAATCCAGATTTGGCACCTGCAATAACGGGAACAATACGAATAACGTCCGTTTTGCTTGTCGGGTAATGCAGTTGCTCAGGCTCGTCTGCAATAGCTAGATCAGTTTTGCCTACACCAACCTTGTAAAACTTGTCTGCCATGTGTTCCCGTAACTTCGGAAAATTGGCAACTAAAAATCTGATGGCTTCAGCTGGCGTTTTAACAGCTGCCTTGAAGCTGCGTTGTCCCAGGAACTTAGCGAGTGATCCGTAAACCTTGATAACGCGCATCACTGGCACCTACTGGAATGACGAAGCACACGTCCGGTGTTCTTCTGATAATAACCACCGTAAACATCCCTTGAACTAAGCCTACCGGGTATGTGGTGAAGCATCAATTGTTGACCTACATAGACAGCGCAATGGTTTAGGCCGGGACTGTGCATTGAGATCAGCAGCAGGTCTCCAAACTGGATGTCATCACGGTCCACCTCGACAAAGCCTGCTGTTTTCCAGCAGCGATCAAACATGGGATCGGCGTCAAAGTCAGCTTGTAGCGTTGGCCTGGGCCAGTCGGGCAACTCAAGGAACCAACAATCTGCATACCATTGACGGGCTAACGACCAGCAATCCTGTACGCCCCAGACAAACTCACGCCCTAGTAATGGCGCTTTGTAGCCGCATGGCTCGCAACCATCCCATTCTTTGGTGCCTGGGTTGACGATGTGCCAGGGCAGGCCCGAGTGCTCGCAGGCCGCACGATCAGCATCGCTGGGTGCTGGTGATGCCTTGGGATGGCTGTGGACAATGGCGGCTATTTCTCCCGCGTCTTCGGCAGCAGCAAAATCCTCAGGCGATAAAACGAAGAAATCGTTGTCTTGTGCGAGGTTTTTGCAAGGCCAATACCGTTTCCGGCCTTTGACAATCACAAGCAACCCGCAAGCCTCTCGCGGCGCTTCTGCAAGCGCATGCCCAACTGCGTCATCTTGCCATTTAGCCATAAAACGCTCCTACGCTTGGGAAACTGCCAAACGGTATTTCGTTGTTGGCACCAAAGCGCGCCTTACAACTTGAAACACGCTTACCGCATACGTCCTGCAGTGCAAGACCAGTCGAGCTGACAACCCGTGGTTCTACGCCACTGACGTAGCCCGATGCCCAGAGTGGAACATTTGCGCTGTTGTAATAGACCAAGTTTCCATCGGACTGGAGCGCTAGGTAATTGTTGCTGTAGCCGCTTCCGGTGCGCACGTAATACACTGCCGCAACAGATTCAAACGCTCCGTAGCTTCCGGGCGATACGACTGGATCGCCATTCCTCCAGGGGTTGTTTGAGTTGACTGTGACTTCGGCATCGAAGTATTGGTTGACTCTCCACAGACCTGAACTTGCTGTGATGGTGCCCTTTGCCATTGGTACACCAGAACCACCGTAGTCATTGTCAACTACTGGTGCTCCTTGGGTCCAGCTGTAGTTGACGGTTAATCCTTTGGCAGCAAAAGCATCTTTATATTGCTGCGACAATGGCGAAGATGTAGCTGTGTAACTGATGGTTATAGATTTGTTATTAACTGTAAATAATTTGGTTGCTGTGCGGCTTTGGTTAGGGTAACTATCGGCGTTGCCTAAAACCTCATAGAAGAATGCACCGGCTCGGCCCGTATTGACAGTCGTTTGCTGTCGAAAGTCCATGTGCCGAATGGCTGTTGGAGTGCCAAGATAATCTGTATTGGTTGCCCAAATTGCATCTGGCCCTTTATAAAGTACCAAGTTGCCATCGTTTTGATTCCACAGCCTGTATGTATCTGATTCGCCACGGATTGTATTACTTGCCCAAACAACTACATTGGCTTTATTGTACACAACGATATTACCGTCAGTTTGCATAACTGCTTTATACCAGCGGTTACTAGATGTAAGTTTTTGTTCTGGAAGTAATGCTGTTGCTACAGATAAAGTGCCTGTTCCAGCGGGAAAGTTAGGCGCGGGGATAGTATTGATGGGATTGTCGTTTTCGTCAAAGTAATTGTTACCCGCATAACCACATTCGGGACCGCGATACTTCCATTGACAAATGTTGGCAATGCACTGACGTTTAGGACTGCGTACCCCAGCGAGGTCAAAAACTGCTGCGAGTTCAAATTCAACAACAGCTAAATTTTCATTTGCTTTTCTATCAACATAGTAAATTTCACGAGGCATCTCAGCAGTTGGATCTGGCGTACCGTATGGATTTGTATTATTTGGAAAATTAACACTATCCAGAAATCTACTCATGGTGCGAATACGAGTAAACTTTGCACCAGTTAGATCATTGCCTGTTGTAATTTCATTGACACTCAGTAGTAATGCAGAAATACTTCCAAAAACATTAGAGATACGAACTGTTGGTCTTGGAAGTTGACCATTGCCGGAATACTCAAAACCATCTACTTCAATGGGTAAAGCTGAGTAAATTTCACCAGCCCAGTAAACATCTCCTGACGGTAGTTTTTTATTGACACCACCATGAAATCGAATGGTTTCTGCGCTTCCATGTAGATCTTGAACAAGCTGCAATTCATAAAGCTCAATGATTGCGTATGGTGAACTCTTGAGTAATTCTTGAAATATCTCGCTCATGGTTCAAACACCTGCGTAAATGTTGCTGTAATTGTTGCTCTATTCAGGTAAGGAATGGTTTTTGCCCACTGACTGCAAATCCATTTGTATGACGTGTTTGTGTCAGGCGGGGTCCAGTCAAACGATTCAGCACCAGCACGAGCATCTAAAAATGCCTCGATGGTGTCGGCGTCAGTTTCTGACACTTCCCACGTAAGACTCCAGCTTTTAGGGTTTTGGTTTAAGCCCACTACCAATCTTTGGCTGTAGCCATCGCCAAACTGAACACTACGGACTCTAGGCTGACTGGTTTTTTGAGCACCGTAGGTTGGTGCGATAGTGGGAAATGTAGCCATTAGCGTGAGTATAGGAGGCCGCCGGGACGTTGTTGCTTCACCAATTCTGCCTGCACCGCAGCGGAAACTGCAAGGCCCAGTTGCTTGCCTTGTGCTTGATCGCCTTGGACGCTGGAACCGCTGGCATCCACGTTGACCACCACGCTGGTGCTGCCGCCGCCAAGCCCACCATTGGGAATTACGGTGCCACGCACACCAGGCATAAACAATTCAGGGCCACGTTCGCCCACAATTGATGGCCTGCCTACAGGTGGTGTACCACCAGCTGCAAATTGCTTAATGCCATAATTAGGACCAAGCGTACCAAAACGACCAACCTGTCCACCACCTGCGCCAATTGGTGTTGAAGAGGAAAATGGTGTTAAAAATGCTTTGATTGCATTTACAGCTTGTTCAATAACAAAAATACGAATCAACTGATTGGCAATATCCACTAAAACACCAGATGCAATAGATTGTAAACTCTTTGCCCAGTTGTCTGACCCCTGAATCAATGCATCAAATGCTGATGTTAATCCCTGGCCAAGTGCATTAGAAACACTATCGGCAAGTTGCAATTGCTGTTGAATGCCAGTATTTAATTGATATTGCTTTTCAATGGCAGCTTGCAATGCGTTTAGCCGATCTTGATCCGCTGTTGCTTGTATTTGTGCCAGTTCGCGTTCCACATCGCGTTGACTAGCAACAAGTGCACTTTGGCCTTCAAAAATAATTGCCTGTTGCGCCTTGATGTCTTTTTCATTTGCCAATTCTTTTGCATATTGAAATTGAAGATCAATTTGCTTTTGCTGGCCCTGTAATCTTGCGGCAAGCATTTTATCGCCTGACATTTCAGCAGCTGAAATTTTGTCCTGCAATTCTGATTTAATACGCAGAAGCTGCCCTTCAGCAAGACGATTGCGAATTACTTCTGAAACACGTTCCGCTTCTTTGGCTGCTTCTTTTGCGGCAGTCTCAGCACTTTTAGCGCCACCCGTTTTTCCAGTCTTGCCAGTTTTGCCACTACCAAGATCAAGACCGGACAGGTCCAAACGAGTTGGAACTTTAGGTGTAGGCGTTTTCTTGCCAGCAAGACTTTTTTCACCAGCTCTGGCCAATGACGCAAGAGCGCCAGCACCACCAAGAGTCAGAAAATTCAACATCATCATCAGACCTTGGCTTTGGCCTAAACGCGCAAATTTTCCGATGGTTTGATCAAGACGCGAATTTATATTGCCAATCCCAGCACCTACACCATTAAAAGCCTTGGCAAGCAAGCTAAAACCTTCATGCAGGTTAATAACGAATTGAGTTGCCTTTTTAACTGCTTCTGTAATCTGCTCAATTCCACCGATAACAGCAGGAGCAACATCGCTTGCAACTACAATTTTGAATGTTTCCATTGCATTTTGTAAGTCTATAATTTTTTGTTGAGGCGTATTTAACGCTTCTGCAAGTTTCCCGGCACCTTCGGTCCGAATACGATCTAATGCACGAACAATGATATCAGCCGTAATTTTTCCTTCCGAGCCAAATTGCTTAATACTGCCAACATTGATATTCATTTCCTTAGCAATTGCCTGAGCAATGCTTGGCATCTGCTCAAGAACTGATCGCAGTTCATCGCCTTGCAACGTGCCAGATCCAAGACCTTGAGACAGTTGCAAGAATGCAGCAGATGCTGCACCAGCTTCAACGCCGCTTAGTTTGACAGCAGTATTAAAACCTTCGTAAATTGCATTGATGGCGCTAAGGTTATAGCCAACTGGGCGCAACCGTGTATAAATATCAGCAATGGCTTGTGATGCTTCTGTTTGTGAAAGACCAAACCTAGAAGAAGCATTTTGTGCAACTTGCAAGACAAGTCGATAATCATCCAACCCTTGACTTACTAATTTGATCCGCCGTTGCGCTGCGTCTGCTGCGTTAGCTGTAGCAAAAAAGTCTTTGGCAATGTTCAATGCATTCATGCCTGCCACTGCTACGCCAAGACCAGCAAAAGCAGTTTCAAGTTGTTTGACTGATCTATTCGTATTGTTGACTTGCCTCTCTAGTTGAGTGGCTGCCGCGTTTACATTGCGTATTGAATTGACAGCACCCTGGCTGTTGACCTGAATATCAACGGTTGCTACTGCCACGGATCGACCACTGCTATTGCATCAGTCTACCTACTACGTTGCTTGGCTTTGTCCATTTCCTCGCGTTCGCGTTTGCCCTTTATCTCGTAGTACGCAGCAAAATGGATGAACTCTGCATCCGTCAATTCTTGCCGAAGCCGACTCACCGTCATGCCTAGCTCGGTAGCTAAAAACATTTCAAAGTAAAGCCAGCTATCGGCCTCTAGTCGTTTTTTGCTTCTTCCAGCGATTCCGGTCCACCAAGACCAAACAGGAATAGTTCCAGTTCGTTCAGAACTGATTCCGGCAATTCGCGTTGCAGTTTGGCTGCATCAGCTGGTGCAAAGGCTTTCTTGCCATCTTCCAGTTCAGCCATCTGGCACAGCAGCTGCGTGCTGATATCCAGCGCTTCATCAGTACCGGCAAGACCTGTTGCGCGTTTGCGGTCAGCTCTGGTAATCGGTTTGAAATAAAGCGATAGCACCACAGTGCCGTCTTCTTTCTTGATGTTGAATTGACGCCGCTGGTTAAGGTCAAAAGCCCCGGTGAGCAGATCAACGGGGCGTGAAGAGACAGGCATTAGATCGAGGTAGTAATGGCACCGTTCATGGTGAAGTTAACCGTCACCACTTCAAGCTCACCAACCGTAGCACTGTAATCAGTGGATGTGATCACAATGTTGCCGGTGATTTTCTTGCCGCCGGTTTCATCAAGATACAACTCAACAAAGGCGTTACCTTCATCAGTTGCAGTATTGACATCCTTGATCAGGTCAAGTTTGTCGCCAGCGCTAGGGGCGTCGTACATGATTTCCATGCTGCCGCTACCTGCAATAAGGCCACCGATATTTGCCTTATAGGTTGCACCTTGAGCGGTAGTCTCAAGTACATCCTTTTCAACGGTCATTGACCAGGAACGCACGGCAGCAATTTCAGAAATGCCACCACTGCTGTCCTTATCAAAAAAGACCGTACCTTGTTCGCCGCGGTAAAAAGCCATGATCAGATGGAGGTAGTGATAGTGCCGCTGGTTACAAAGTTACAGGTAATAACCTCCAACTCACCAACGGTAGCGCTGTAGTCAGCAGAAGTGATCAAACCAGTAAAGCTGATCTTTTTGGTGCCAGTGGTATCCAGGAACAGTTCAAAGGTTGCCGTACCGCCATCAGTGGCAGTATTAGCAGCTTTGATGAAGGTATTGGTTTCATCAGCGCTACTGGCCGTGTACATGAGTTCAACGCTGCCAGAACCAGCGATCAAGCCACCGATATTGGCTTTGTAAGTAGCGCCAAGAGCAGTAGTTTCCAGTACATCCTTTTCAATGGTCATCGACCATGATCGGGTGGATGCAATGGTGGTATTAGCAGAACCAGCATCGTCAAATTTGACGGAGCCTTGTTCGCCTCGATAGAAAGCCATGGTTAGAGATCCTCGAAGGTTTCAAAGGTCATTCTGACCTGAGTTTGGAAGTACCCTTCGGGAGACGGCGTGGCCACCACCTCTGGGCCAGTTGGCGGGTCGAAATGGACGCCGCTGATTACTTGTCTATTGTAAAGATCCCTGATCCGTTTGCCAATTGTGTAATTAGCGCCAGGGCCAACGCCTTTGGCGGTAAAGATATTGATGACAATAACACCAATAACACTATTGCTGCTACCAGTGGTAGTACCCATGGTTAGGTAGTTGTTATTGCCAAAACTCACCAGGCATTGCACCCATGAGCTTGCGGGTGTTGGCGTATAGGGTTGGTTATGAAAGACAACTGGGATAGTGGGTGCCAGTGCCAGTTCAGTAGCAAGCCGCGCCTCAACAGTGGCACGAATGGTATTTAAGTTGATTGTTGCCATTAGTCTTGCCTCCCAATCTGATCAGCTTGCTGCCGCACATATGCGGTCATTTGACGGGCGATCAGGTCAACCCAACCAGCTGGTGCCTGCGTTGACCAACCATTAGCCAAGCGCTCTGCATAAGGCAAGCTGTTGAAAATATGGTAGATATTACCAATGCGCTCCTGCTGGTAATCAAGCCGACGTGGTGGTGTGATCGCACTAGAACCAGTCTGCGGACCAGCATTATAGCCGGGTGTACCCTGCTCACTGATGGCCCAGCTAAGGCGAAATCGTCCAGTATCGACTGGGCTGGCTTGCTTTAATCTGCTGTCAGTTTCCAGTACCGTAACACGCAGCAACTGCTCGTATTTCTCCTGCGAGAAGCTACCAATCTGCGATATGTTGATCCGCCGTGCCATGGTTATGCCCTCAAGATCAGCTCATAAACGATGGCTGTATTGTCTTGCTCAATAGTTTGAACCCAAATGATGTCATGGGTTACATTATTGATCAGCACCTTATCGGCTGTATTTGGTGCTGAAGCCACATCTGCTGCGGCAATGGTTAGCTTCTTGTCGCTTGCTTGCACTAGTTCGTTGACTTCACGTGCATTGACTGCATCCAGTACACCTTTGATGCTCGCATCAGCAGTGGTTTCTGCTATCACACCAGTGTTTGCGTTATAGGCGCCAACGGTCACAATGCGGATCGTTGCATCACCGCCAAATTTGCTAGTCAACTTACTAGCAATTTTCCGTAGCGAGGATGCAAGTGCCATCAGAGTTTATAGGCAATACAATGACCGTTTTGCAAAAGTAAACTGGTGAAGACGCCATAAATAATGGTGCCAGCATCAAATTGATGCCCATCTAATGCTGCACCATCCCAGTTCAGGACTGTAATGGCTTGAATGGTTGAATTGCTAGTGAAGTGCAAAGCGCAAAAACGGCCAGTGGCTGTTGAGCCATTTGCCACGAAGGTTGCACCTTTGGCATAGTCAACGCCATAAACAGCCGAGTAGTCGCTCATAGCTTGTATGCCACAACAGAACCACTGGCAAGCGTGATGCTGGTAAAGACACCGCACAACTCGCAACTAGGGTCAAGTTTGACGGAAGTCAATGCATTGCCGGTGTAATCCATTGCCGTCAGGCTGGCAATCACAGTGCCAGCTTCAAGCGATACAATCTCACCAAAGCGGCCAGTATGAGCAGCTGTGTCTTTGATGTATTCAGCACCTGCGTATTCGTCGCTCATGATCTGCGGATAGAGAAGTTGCCTGGTCCACTGATTCTAAGGCCAGTTAGATAGCGTTCGTACAATGGCGGAACACGATCAGCACCTGTTGCCGATGCACTGGCACCAGCGGTAGTAACACTAAGGCTGCCGATGCTGACGGATTTGTAATCTTCCAGGCCACTTAAGGCCATGCCATCTTTATTGTTGTTCAGGTAAATGGCCAATACAACTTGCGCATACTTAATGCGATCAGGGATTTCAGTATCGGTGTAGTAGTCCGTCGTAATTCGAAACGGAAAGCCAACCGTATAGGTATTGATATAGGTATCAGGTTTGCGGACACCAGTGCGGGGCCACTGCAGGGCTTGTGTATCTGTAACACGAGCACCTAGAAACCGCTCACGGTCTATCCGTTGCGTGGCAGTATAAAGTGCACGATTCTTTTGATCAGTGGTAGCAGATGCCCAAGCAGTTACATCATCATCCTCTACAAAACCATCAATGATGGTCTGTGCATCAGCCAGCGTCAGATAGGAGTTTGCGCTTGCTGACCCTACGGTTGCGTTGATTGTTACTGCCATCGGTTGTTACCTCTGGTTCTAGTGTAGGCGCAGGTTCTGGCATAGAAAGAGAGGCCGCCGCGCTAGCAGCAGCCTCCTTTTCACGTTGCCTGCGAAAGGCGAACAGACCCATAAGGATCAGCCAGCCTTGCGGTACAGGGTAATGGCGCTACTGCTAGCAACATAGCCCACGAAGGTGCCAGAGGATGCAGCAGCCACAGTGGCGGAACCACTGACGGTGACATTAGTGCCACCGGCGACAGTCAAGGCATAGATCGAAGCAGCGAGATTTACGAAAGTAATCTCAAAGGTTTGACCGACCTTGTTATTGATGCCAAGTTCCGCAAGGATCAAGGCAGCAGTAGCAGTCGTATAGGTCCGTGCAGCCGTGGGGGTCACGGTCACGATGGACTCAATGCACTGCGCAGCGGTCAGCGTAGTGGCCGCATCAGTACCAGCAACAATGGTCTTGGTCTGGGTAAGACGACCAAAGTTGGGATCTTGAAGCTCAAAAACAGATGCCATGGTCAGTTACCTCAATCGAAGTTGGAGGCGTTAGTAGCGCGGACGATCCCAAGGTTTTTGAGTTCGTACACTTTCGACCAGTTGCCCACGGTTTCCAGTTGAGCGCGAGTCGGGTTGGTGGTGGTCACCCCCCACTTGGCGCCAACAGGATGGTAAACGTAGTGCAGGTCGATGGACATGGCATCGCTCTTGGCGAGGATGTCACGATCAGTTTCGGTCTGCATTGCCATCTGCTCACCAGAGGCAACAGCGCCTTGGGTGAAGAAGTAGGTGGCATATTTTGTGCTGCTTCCAGAACCGGAAGTTTGCACATCATCAGACACGATCACGCGCAGACCCATGTAGGTCGGCACGGTCACCTCACCGCCATAGGCAGCAACCAAGGAACCACCGGATTGGGTGGTGCTGGTGCCACGTGCTTCAGCAGTTGACACATAGTCAATTGCCTTGCGCTCAACCAAGTCGTAATAGACCTTGGAGTGCATGCAAACAGCAGCCAGTTTGTCGCCTTGATCACCCAGCAGGCTGCGGGCTTGTGCAACGTGACGGGGGCTAAGCGTGGTAGGGGTATCACCCGAACCACCATCAATGGTCAGGTCAAAGAAAGCAGCAGAGCTGGTGCTGCTGGCCACACCACCAAACACACCGCCAAGGCAGGACAGCAGGTCCTTTTGGCGTTGGTTGGCAACATAGTCGGCAATCTTGGCGCCAATGGCAGCCATAGGGTCAGAACCAGCAGCCAAGGCAGCCAGGTCACGAGCCTCAAAAGCACGACCACGGTGCAGGATCACGCCAACTTGCTTGTCAGCAGTGATTTTGCCGGGGATCAGGCTGCTGCTATCAGACAGCACCTCGAAGTCACCGGACAGATTGGCCTTCCAGAAAGGCACGTTAATGAAATCACCACCCTCGGTAGCGTTCAGCTCGGCCATCGGCTGCACCACACCGCTAGCCAGGAAGGCATCACGTTGGGTGGTTTGCTCGATGACGTAAGGCGTAAAAACCTCGGGGATGATGATGTCAGAGCGAAGAGTCGCCATGATTGATCACCAGAATGGGTTAACGGATGTGGGCGCAGCCCTAGGCTCAGTGCGGCGCAGCCATCACGAGCAGACGGTTACAGCTTAGCGGTTAGCTGTAGCTTTCATTCTTTCATACAAATCACGATCTGTCTTAAACAATCGTGCTTGTTCAGTCAAATTAAAGCTATCTCGATTGAAGGGATTAGTCATACCAGCCGGGATGCTGCCGCCATTGCTGCCGCCAGATGGTGCCCCGCTACCTTGTGGCTTGGGTTGCTTTTGCATCCATGCAGGCAGGGTTTTTGCCCATTCCGCAACGGGTTTACGCTCATAACCATCGACCACTACAACGGTGCCATCAGCTTCACGCTCGATGGACTCTGGCTTCAGTTTGGTTTTTAGTACCATGTCAGGGTCATGCACGATCTCAGCCAATGCCGTCACCGCAGGCGTGACCAGCTCTAACTCGCGCACGCGGGATTCAAGTTCGGTGATCCTGGCATCCTTGGCGGCAGTTGCCTCCCGGAATTGCTGTTCTAGCTGCTGGCGTGCTTCGGTGTATTTACCTTGGGATTCAAGTTGCTGTTGCTCGTAGCTGCGTTTGAACTCAAGCAACTCATCTACGTTGACACCATCAGGCACTGAAGGTGCTTTTTTGGCTGCACGTAGTTCAGCGATCAGTTCTTTGTTTTTGCGTTCCAGTGCTTCGATGCTGCGTTGCAGCATTTCATTATTGTCACCCCCGGTAGCCGCAGGCTCCTGGGTTTGTGTTTCATCAGACATGGATAAGCCGCAGGCTTAATTACGCTGCCATCGTAGTGGTTTGTTCGCACCGTGTCAAAACGTGAGTGGGATACCCCCATCCGTGAGCCATGGAATCCATTGATCAAACAAGTGCTGAATGCAATTGATCGACACGAGGATTTATATCGTCAAACTGGCAGTGGCTGGCATGCGGCTAAGGCGCAGGATCTACGTTGGTATGTAGCGGAACTAAAGGATTGGATTCACCAGCAGGAACAGGTCACCATTTGACCTTGTCCGCCCAAAATGCAGCCGACATCTTACCTTTAGCGATATTCTCGGCATGACGCGCTTTGAATGATGCCCGTCTGGCCTTCGCTGCTGCTGATTCTCCTTTTTGCGCTGGTGAGCCTGATACGCCCTGCTGGCCAAACCTAATCAGCTTGACGGTTTCACCTTCCTTGGCTAGTACCGCGTGTGATTTAGTTGGATGCGATGGCGTCCGCTTCGGCTTGTTGTAGCCGTCGAATTGTTCACCCCGATAGGTAATGCTCATTTGCGTTTAGGTTTTTTAGCGGTCTTGGCAGCAGCCTTAAAATCAGCGGCACTCGGGCGATCAGGATCACCTTTGCGTGACATGCGTTCCTTGCTGCCAGCTTCAATGCGTTTGCGCTTGGCGTTGATATTGGCGTAAAGACCAGGCTTTTTGGATTTCATTTCTTTTTGCCTTTCTTCATTGGCTTGGCCATACCAGCTTCGCTCAATGCAATAGCGATAGCTTGCTTACGGCTTTTGACCTTTGGACCCTTGCCGGGACCTGGTTTGCCGCTTTGCAGTGTTCCCCGTTTGTACTCGCCCATCACCTTGCCCACTTTCTTCTGGGCTGCAGTCATCTTCTTGGCCATTGCCGCTAACTGGAAACTGCACTAATGCTAAGCCGCTGCGGTCATACCATCCAGCTGTGCCATCAGGGTGCTGGATGTATCGCGCTTCGATGCCGTCTTGCAGCATGAAATCAGTTGACCTGCGGCCATCGGTGTAGGTATATCTAAGGTCCATAACGTGCCTTGAGTTGGTCTAACGTTAGCTCAGAACCATCATCACGCACCAGTTTGGCGATGGCATTGGTTGGCCCATACTTATTGACCAGCTTGTCAAAATAAACGACCTTGCTGGCGCCTAATGCTTTGGCCTTGGTTGGCGTATCTTGCTTGGCAAGCCATTGGCCGTAGGTTTCATTAGCTGGCACCTGACCACCTGCTGCAGCACGTGTTCCTTGCGGTGGTGGTGTGAATCCTAGGGCTTTGTAATCAATAACCGGAACAGTTGTTGATCGGCAGTTGAAATGCTGCGGCGGCATTGGACCTTTGCCGTATTCAAATTCACGACCATCAAGTGCACGACAAATGCTGCTGGTGCGGGTATCCAATGTGGCCACATAGCGATAACGCGGTGTGATGTCCTGGTTAGCTTCATAAACCTGCTGACTTGCGGTATTGGCCACTTGGTTGATGCTTGTGCGAACTAGGGCCATGACTTGATTATTAGCTACTGCAGTGGCCTGCCCACCTGCTGCGATCAGTTGCTTTGTGGTTTTAGCGCGTTCACCAAATTGCAGGTTGCCTATTAGCCGCTTGGCAATATCAGGCGTCGGTTCACCCGTAAGCAGTCCCTGCCTTACTACCTGCGAAAACCGCTCAGCTTGATCAACAGCAATACCACGAAATGCTTTAGATACAACCTCGCCATTCGGAAGCGTGATCGTTGCACCTTGAGCAGCAGTAAGGCTAAAGGTCTGCGGTGCACCTTGCACAGCAGCAAATAAGTCATCACTTAAGGCAACCACATTAAGTTGCGTTGGGTCAGTGGTAACAACTGATTGCGCAAATTGCGGGCTGATTTCAACGGTGCGCACTGCATCACGAGCACCGGCTGGCAGGGCCTTGCGTAATTCTTCTGCTACAAATTCTGACTGCAACTGGGCAATGCCTTGCAACTCACGGGCAGTTAGTTCAGTGCTATCTCCGGCCCAGGTGGCCAGTGAATCCTTCAGTTGCGCCAAAATGGCACGCAATCTTGCAGCTTTAACTGGTGCAGCAAGTTCATCAATTGTACGCAATTGGTTTACTGCATCAATAATGATGTCGTTATATGCATTGATGACGCGACGGCCAACGCTATTGCTAAACCTATTCAGGTCAATGGCATTGCGATATAGCGCTTCTGGTGTCGTCATCCAAGTAACCCAAGCTGATCAGGTTGATATTGAGATCGAATGCTTACATCAGCGCCACGGGCAAGTGCACCGCTCACCGCTGCTGCAAATGCATCAAAGCCATTTTGGCCATCTTCCATGATGACCATTTCGTCCACTTCATCGGCCTTTCCATGGCGGTAATACTTCATGCGCACCACTGCAAGTACCTCATCGGGTAATTCACAGAGGTGATAATCAATTCCCGGTCTGCGTGGTTTCTTGGGTTCCACCAAAATCATTAGGGTTACCAACCAGTCTGTCAGGTGATCCAGCAGACGGTACATCAAGACCCGCATTGGAAGTAGCCGCCAGTTCTTCTTCTACATCAAAGTTATCGCCTAGGACATCGCCTTCGGCAAGTTCGGTCAGCAGTGTTTCTTGCGTGATGGTGCCAGCGGTGTAAAGCGCTAGTAGAGACTGGATGTCTTGCGGTTCAAGACGTGCGCCAAGGAAGTCGCGGTTGACATAAGCGCTGCCAGCTGCTGTTTCGTTGCCGAGGTACTGCGCATGGTATTGCAGACTGTTGTCAATCATGTCTTGCACGTTTTGTGCAATAACCATCATGGTGCTGTCGCCTTGGCTGCGATCAATTTGCTTTGATGCAGCAGTTTCTGCCGTTAGCTTTTGGCCAAGCACTGCAGATAAACCGAGTTCATTGATTTGCGCTGCAAGTTGCTCAAGCCTGCGGAATTGCGCTTCAAAGCTGCGGCCAGCGGGTTCAATGTATTCAGCACGGCCATCAGCAGGAAATGCAATGGCTTCACCAGGGCCTGCACTGACTTCCTCAGCGGCAGACGGGAAACCATAAAACGCCAGCATCGGCACGGCACTGATATGAAGCTGGTTGTCAAGATCAGATTGGATCTGATAGGTCTTGAGATTTAGCTCGGCAATGTCTTCCAGCGGTGGCCGTGATTCCATCATGCCATGACGTTGTGCATAGGCAACACTGAATGGAATCTCGCTAAGGCTGGTGCGGCCTTCATCAACCACTTTGAAATCACCATTGTCTTGCCGTTGATGAAGACGAAATTCACCAGGCGTTAGAACACGAATCTGCTCTACTGCTTTTTCGCCATATTCACCATCAGGAACAACAACAGTTTCCTGCAACCGCAATTGGGTTAATACCTGAGCGCCTTCTTTTGTTTCAGTGCGCCAACCAAGAATCTGCCGTGGCGTGTAGGTCACCCAATAGGGTCGACCCCCATCAGACGGTGCATCCACCAAGCAACCAATGTGGCCATAACGGACCATTTTGCGGGTTGTTTCATAGGTCCAGACATTGAGATCATTACCTTGAAGGTCAACATCAAATAACTGCTCGCGGATGATGTCAGCAGTTTCATCAAGCCGCACGGGCTTGCGAGTTAGCATGCCAGCCAACATGCGTTCTAGACGGATGTAATACGGCGGGCAAACGCTACGTGCTAGACGGTTGTCATAGGACTCATCTAGCTCACGTGGTTCTTGGGGCAGGTAACGGCGATGCTTTTTACGCATGCCATAGGTGCCTTGCAGCAGGTCTTCAATCAGGATCCAATGCGGCTCTTGGGCATACCATGCCGTGTTGGGATCATTGACCTGCGAAACAGTCCGCTGCGCCAGTGGCCGGTCGTAGAAGTTATATCCGGTGTACACAGCGGACCCACTATTTGATGAGTTTATTTTACGTGACAGGAGTGTGCAAATGTAGCTTGATCGCGGCCATCAACGCGGCCAGCGGTGTAGACGGCAAATAGCAGCACTAAGACGCCGATGCGGTTGATCCAAGGGTTTCTGATCATGGGTTCAAGCGAGCGCAAGACGCACGCGATAACGGGTGATGTTGAGCCGCTCTGCAATGCGGCGCTGGCTGTGACCAGCACGGCGAAGAATACGAATGCGGCGATCAGTGGAAGCTGTAAGCCAGTCGATCAAGGCGACCAGAACCAGTAGCGGTAGGAGCAGCTTCCAGATCACCAGGAATGTGGTGGAGATCATGGGTGGAATGCGAGTGGTGCCCTCTCGGGCATGACCTAATAATGTCACCCCGTGCGGCCGTGATCAACCCTTGTTGCAAACCTTAATAGAGCCTGATGCCGGTGCTGCGGCCAGCGCCTGCATGCAATGGGTTGAACTCACGCCACACCAGATACCCAAGCGCATCATTCATGTGGTCAAAGCCTGCATCCTTGTCCGGCTCGCCCTTGTCGGTGTAGCACTGCAGCTCTAGGCATTCGATAAGTCGCGGACACTGCGCAGCAACCTGCAACCTGACCTGGCCTTTGCCGTTTTCCAGCAACGCCTGAACAGCAGCCACTCGATCACGGACGGGAGGATTTGCCCTAGGCGACTGGTTGGACATGCCATAGGACTCAAGAATCTGCACATCGGTCTGGCTTGCGTTGGTGCTGCGGTTGCCGCCGCTGGCATCTGGATAGGCATACATCCGCCGCTCTGGATACCGCCTAACGATCTCCTGCGCCAATGCGTCGGTGTCATGAGCACCGCTGATCTCATCAATGACCAGCAGGCTGCTGCCAAGCCTGACAGCAATGACGGCACTCATATTGCCAACGTTGAAGTCAACGCCAATGCGTAACGGTTCGCGGTCAGTGTCCGGCAGCTCGCTGACCACATGCTTAGCCCGGTCAAAGCGGTCATACACCTGGCCTGTTGTCAGGTTGACGAACTCACCATCCAGATAAGCCCGCAGCAAGCTGGGGTCATAGTTGGCTTCTAGTCGTTCAATGAAGTCCGGCGGTAGGTGTGGGTTATCAGCGGTGCGCATCTTGATCAGATGCCGGTCTGGCCGCGCCCTGGCTTCATCGCTGCCGAAGGTGTTCCACATCCACCGGAACCCCTCCGGCGTCGATGCAGCGCCAAACTGACGGACATTGCCAGACCGCAAGCGGCCAAGGATCTTGGGAAATGCCTTGTTTGCAATGCTTGGCGTCACGGTGTCAATCTCATCCGCCAGCACCCAGGCAAGGTTGAGGCCAATGATGCGTGACCAATTCTCAAAACTGCGGCACAGGATCTTGGTATCACCGCCTGGCAAATGCAGCATGTATTCAGGCAACGGTGATGCTCTGAACGTGTACGGAATCTCGTACGCCTCCAAGAAAGACTCAAAGTCCGTTTGCCAAATATCCCGGATCAATGGACCTGTTGGCTCCATCACCGCACCAATAAAACCCTGATTGGCCGCAGCCAGCATCACCGCTTTAGCGCATAGTGCCCGGGTCTTACCAGCGCCATAACCAGCTGAGATACCAAGGATCTGCGTGCTGGTGTCATCTACAAACGCAAGCTGTCCTGGATGCAGATCAGCGCGGATTCTCTCTAGCAATTCTGCTGTGTCTTGCTGCGTGGCAGTATTCATAAACCCAAGCAAAGCGCCAGGTTCGCAGATGCCGTGAAACAGGCTCACGACATTTCAAATCGCAATAACCTTGCCTGATCCTCTAACGCTTTAATGGCAATACTGAGATTGCCCTTTTCGCGTGCTTGGCGTTCGTAATCAGCGAGACGTGCAACAGCAGCAGCAAGCCACTGTGGACGCTCCAACTCTGCATCAAGTGCAATGAGCTGACGAGCGCGAGTCATATATAAATCAGCCTGCCGTTCAGATACGTCCCAAGTTTCTGCGGCATATCGAATAATTTGAGTGCGGCTATGAGCACGCAAAAGGAGATCGTAAACGGTGTTTACCCGTTCATCAATCTCCACATTGGTGCTCTTTTTGGCCACCTACTTAGTTGCGAATTTGAACTGGCATAACGAGATATGTTTGTCCTTCTACGTTAGCTGGCGTTAACACTACAGGAGTTGTAGCGGTGTTGGCGGATAGTGTAACAGATTGATGGCCTTTGAAGGCTTTAAGGCCATCGAGGAGGTAGTGGACATTAAATGCCCAGGTGCCAGAACCAGTGGCTTCAACTTTAAGAAGCTCCTTGCCGTTGTTGGCATCAGCTTCAGCGGTAATGGCAATAGTGCTATTGACGAGTTCAAGTTTGATGACTGAGTTATGGGCTTCAGCGATCAATGCAACACGCTCTAGGGCACGGGTCAAACGGTGACGATCAGCGGTGATGGTGTTTTTGAAGCTGGCGGGGATAAGTGCTGCCACGTCAGGGTATTTGCCATCGAGGATGCGGCTGTAGAGGGTGATGCCATCTTCGGTGGTAATGACAGCCTGGCCGCGTGCGTGAGCAATGGTGACGGTTTGATCCTGCAGAAGACGCATGGTGCTGGCTGGCAGTACCAGATCAAGGCCATCAGGCAGGTCAATCGCCATACGCATAAGGCGATGGCCGTCAGTGGCTTCCATGTAACCAGCGGCAAGGTGAATACCAGCTAGGAGCGCCTTGCTGATATCAGTGCTGCAGCATGGAAGACAGGCACGAACACCAGCAGACAGCATCAGCTCAGTGCCATCAGCCTCGACCACTGGCAATGCGGGGTAATCCTCCGCATCCATCGCTGCAAGGCCGTACGTGCCGCTAGAGGCCGTCAAGCCCCCATCGTGGAGGGTGACCACCTCGCCATCCTCAAAGCGGCTCACAAGCCCCGCTAGCAGCCTGTGCGGTAACGCAACGGTGCCGGGTGTCTCGACTGCTGCCGGGATGGTGACGCTGATGCCAAGGTCGAGGTTGAAGCCGGTGACGGTCATAGCACCATCGGCGGCAGCAATCAGGCAACAGCTGAGTATGGGGTGGCTGGTGTTGGTGGCAATAGCAGGTGCAATGGTGCGTAAGGCGTGAGTGAGGTCGCCTTGTGTGGTGATGAGTTTCATTGGTTAACGGGATCCGACACTAGCGGCTTGGGTGAGATAAAGGATGATGCGGTCGTAATCAGCTTGAAAGCTGGCGACGAGTTCGGCTGGAATTGGCACACCATCATCGGTGGCATTATCCACAACTGCAGCGGCATACGCAAGCGCATGGTCCATGGTGTCGCTCAGTCGGTTGATGACGGGTTGCTGTTTAGCTGGGATTTTGATGAGATCCATGTAATTACAAAAGCGGTGAGCTGCTCGACCATCCGACGTGGGATGTCACCACGCAGATAGGTGGACGCGTCGGAGACTAAACGGTGATAACCAGCAACGGTAAGTCCGTTGTTGCAATTCATAACAAGCGCCCGGCTGCGGATGAGTTCAGCGCGGGACACACCAACCATTGCTGCCTGCTGGTCCAGGGCATCGAGATCAGCTTCATTAAAACGGACTTTCACTTCACGCATCAAGCGAGCTCCAAAGGGGGCAATTTAGGCCATGTCCCACCTCAAGTGCAGGTAGGGCAGAGGTAGGGCAGGCCAAAACCCAGTGCCTGACTGGCATCTCCCTACCTACCCTACCTTCCCTACTTAGAGTAATAAATAAAGAAAGAGAGGGGAAGGAAAGGGCGCGTAGGGGATTCTTGGCAAGAGGTAGGGCAGGGGCAGGTAGGGCAGCAAACCCGACATCAGTTGCAACGCAGCGCATCTCAGCAATTCAGAGGTAGGGCAGCTACCCCACCCAGGTAGGGCAGGTCTTGCGGTACTTGTATTCCCTACTCCCCCCTGTGCTGACGCGGTAACGCTTAAAGCCAAGCCGCTTGAGCACGTCGGCCACCTGCATCTGATCTTGTCGTGTTTGGCGCTCAACAGGCTTTTTAATGGCATCTGTTAGTAACTTTTCTGTGGTGATGTCATCCATTGGATGTGTTCTTAACCAGGCTTCAATTTCAGCCTGCCAGGGATTATCAACGACATAAGATTCGTTCTCGCTTGCAAGCATTGCCTCTAGTGCAGCAGGCAATCGGCTGGTTTCACCTTTACGGTATTCAGCAACAGCAGCGGACCATATTGCATCGCGTTCTAGTAATAGCGAAGCGGTGTCGATTTGATCTGATTGAGTCTTGGTTGTGGGGATCACCCAAAAGCGGCGGTTACCAGTTTCATCAACCAAAAAGCCGGTGGTGCGGTTAGTGGTACCGACGATGATTCCACGGCGTGGGAATGCTTCAGTTGATTTGCCATAGGGCACGCGGAACATATCAACCGCCTGCGATAAGAAGGCTTTGACTTGACCGGCGTGCTTACGATTTGTCACATGGTCCAGTTCTGCCCACTCCATAATCCACGAGCGGTGTAATACCATTAGGTCATCTTTGCTGCTGATATCACCAAGCGCATCACTGAAAAAGTCACCAGCGAGGCAGTTCCAGAATGATGATTTGTAAGCGCCTTGGTCGCCCATGATGACGCAAGCGGTGTCGTGTTTGCAGCCAGGGTTGTAGGCGCGGGCGACTGCGCCAATAAGGGTGCGCTTTAGCATCTCGTCGTAGATGGTGCCGGGCTTGTCACCGACGCGGAGATAAGCCGATGCCAGCGCTTCGATGTAGGCAGGTTCTACGGTGGCGGCTACCCGGTCGAGGTATTCGACAACGGGGTCATAGGGCGACTCATGGGCTACTTGGACGATGCAATCAAGGGCGATTTCCTTGGATACCTTGTAGCCCATCTGTGCAAGGGTGAGATAAAAGCGCTCAGCACCTTCGATGGCAGTGCCGTCAACTTCGATGCGTTGGGTGAAGGTGTTGTAACGGTATGCGCTACCACCATCACGTAGGAATGCCAGCAGTTCTGCAGCATTCATCGGTTGCAGTTGCGCCAATGGAGCGCCGCCAGTAGCAACAGGCTCTGGCTTAGGCTTGCCGGCACCACCAGCCCGCCGCGGCTCAATTGCTTCGCGGCTACGCCAACCGTCGCGCTTGGCTAGCTGACCGAGGGTGCCAAGGGTGATGCCACCATCAGGATTGAAGCCGCGCCACTTGTGTTCGCAGTCTCCGGGCTTGAACTTAGACGACTGGGCTGACCATGAGATCCAGTCTTGCAGGAGGCTGTCATCTGCAAGGCTGTGTAGGGCCATGCCTACCTCAAGCCATTCGTCGTAGTCATCAGCCCTCGCGGGCGATAGCGCTTCAAGGTATGACCGTGCTCTAGCGGCATCGCCACCGCTAACGGCTAACGGCAACAATGGGGCAGGCTGCACTGCCTGCCTGAGCATCCGTGCAATGAGATCTGCTGGCGCTTCGGCAATGGGCAGGTCTGACGGAGAGCGACCTGGCAGCCATGTGTAACCAGAGGTAAGAGGATGGGCGCCAGCTACGACAGACTGGCAGCCATCCCAGCGCAGTTCTACTTGCTCGGGTTTGCCTTCAACATCGACGACGCCGGTCTTAAAGCGCCGCGTGCGGATTTCGGACCAGTATTGCTTGGGTACTTGGTAGATGACCTGAAACCGCCCGTCGCGGCCTGAGGTGACAGTCCAACTAGGCGGCAGGGAGGACACGGGCATCCCCCAGGACTCCAGCATTTGCGATGCGGACTTGCCGTCATGGTCAAGAAACAGCAGACCGCCAGACGGTGTGCCGCAGCAGACGCCAATAGCACGGGCGCGGTTGGCTTTGATTTCTTTGCCGAGTTCAGCTCTGGATATGTGGTTTTTCTGCCAGCCGTCCATGTAGGGACGCTTCTGGCCATCTACGGCGACGTAGGACCAGTGGCGCGGCAGTGCAGCTAGCTGTTGCAGCAGTTCACTGCTCATCGGTTGGCCGGCAACACGTTATCAAGATGCAACCGCAGTGCCTGCTCAAGTAACAGCCTGATGGCAGTTGCGCGGTTCATGCGGTCACCACGCCAAGAATCGAGTCGTTGCAGCAGGTCTGGGCTAAGGCGTATATGAGTGGGGTGGCTAAGACGCACGGATTTTGGCTAGGGACTTGCACACTGTAGCAGCGGCTGCTACACTTGCAAGGCCTGACACGGCTGCACCACGCCTATGAATCCGATTTATCGCATCACATACCAACGCCCTTGGGGCGAATGTGTGGTCAACACCACTCAATTTGCTGACGAGGCAGAGTTGCATATTGGTTTTGCAAGGTCATACAAAGGATGCGAGCTTCTCAAAATTGAAGATGTAACCAAAGAGTATTTACCGGAATCATGAGCAGAACCTATCTAAAACAGAATGTGTATGACGCTTCTATGGAGCGCCTTGATTTTATCTTTGAGCATTTCACGCGGGTTTACGTTTCGTTTTCTGGCGGCAAAGACAGCGGCGTTCTTCTGAATCTTGTCTGCGATTACATAAGAGATCGCAAGCTGTCAGTCAAGGTCGGCGTCCAAATCATGGACAATGAAGCCAACTACAACCACAGCAAGGAGTTCATGCATCGCATCCTCGAAGCCAACCACGACATCCTGGACATCTATTGGTGCTGCCTCCCCATCACACTGCCTTGCACTGTCAGCTCTTATGAAATCGACTGGCAATGTTGGGGCGAAGCTGATCGTCATCGTTGGATTCAACCTATGCCGCAGCAAGATTACATTGTGAACCTGGAAAACCACCCTTTTGGCGATTTGTTTATTGAAAACATGGACTACGCCACTTTCTGGGACATGTTCGCTGAGTGGTATAGCCAGGGTGAGCCGTGCGCCAACCTAATCGGTATCCGCACTGTTGAGTCGCTAAACCGATTCCGGGCAATTCTGAACCAAGACAAGGAAACCATGCTCGGACGCATGTGGACTAAGAAAAACACGGCGCATACCTACAACTGCTATCCAATCTATGATTGGCGCACGGAAGACATTTGGACCGCTAACGCCAAGTTTGGGTGGGATTACAACAAGCTCTATGACGTGTTTTACATGGCTGGCATCCCGATCAAAAAAATGCGAGTTGCCTCGCCGTTTATGTCAGAGTCCAAATCCAGCCTCGCCATGTATCGGGTAATCGATCCGCAAATCTGGGCAAGACTTTGCGCCAGGGTTGGCGGTGCCAACTTTATGGCTACCTATGGCAAACAACTTGATTACAAATCCTTCAGGTTGCCGCCAGGCCATACTTGGAAATCTTTTGTTAAGTTTCTGTTGGCTACATTGCCGGACCAGTCAAACGCAAATTTTAAGCAGCGCTTCATCCAGTCAATCCGTTACTGGGGCAGGGTGGGGCGCGGTCTTCCTGAGACCATTATTGAAGCTCTTGATCGTATCGGCATTCGCTTCTACATTAATGGCATTACGCTTCATGGTGGCAACAACCTGCGCCGTGTTGTGATCAAGGTGCCACCTGATCACCTTGATGATTTGCCATGCCACAACAGCATGGTTACATCGTGGAAGCGGTTTGCAATCACCGTGCTCAAGAACGACCACACTTGCAAATACCTTGGTTTAGCTCCAACACAAGAGCAACAGCGCCGCCAAAAATCAATCCAACGCAAGTACAGCCAAGTCCTTAACCGTTCTGCCAAATGAAAATCTTTAACGCCGCCCAGCTTTCCAGTGACCGCTTTGTTCAATGTCCTCGCGGTGGCTTTACCAGTCATCGCCTTGTCATAGAAACTGATGGCATGGGCTACAGCATGACCAAAACCGTCATTCACCCTGGCAAGCCGCATCGTTGGCATTATCAACACCACCTTGAAACCTGCTATTGCGTCAGCGGAAAAGGTTTGTTAATCAATGAAGCAACACAAGAAATCGTCGCGGTAGGCCCTGACGTGACCTACGTACTCGACAAGCACGATGCTCACACATTTGAAGCATTGGAGCCCACTACGTTGATCTGTGTTTTTAATCCACCTCTTAAGGGAGACGAGTTGCACGATGCAAACGATTCTTATCCTTGGCGATCCCCGGTCTACTCTGTACGCAGCATTCCTATCGAGAAAGTTACCGCCAACGATTACAACCCCAATTCTGTGGCGCCGCCTGAAATGGCACTACTCGAAACATCGATTTGGGAAGACGGCTACACACAACCTGTCGTTGTCGTGCATGATATCGAACGCGACCTTTATGTGGTCGTTGACGGTTTTCACCGATACTTGACCCTTAAGAACAGCCAACGCATTCGTGAGCGCGAAGGTGGTCGATTGCCAGTTGTTGTGCTTCGCAAGGAATTGCACGACCGTATGGCGTCAACCATCCGCCACAATCGTGCTCGCGGCTCGCACAACATCGAGCTGATGAGTGTGATCGTTGCTGAGCTGATTGAGATGGGCAAGGGCGACGCATGGATCTGTAAGCACATCGGCATGAGCCCTGATGAGCTGTTGCGCCTTAAACAAGTGACTGGCCTTGCATCCCTGTTCCTTGGCAAAGATTTCAGCAAAGCATGGGACGTAGAGCAAATTAACAACGTGACGGAGGATCTTGAGCGTGAAGCTGAAGAGGATCTGGTTGCCCATTGATACCTGGGAAGAGATCGGTTTCAACATGTGGGGCGACGTGGCCAATCGTCGCCTCTACTTACAAAGGGCTGAGATCTTCACCGGTAATCATCGCCTTTACGGGCGTTATATGCAGCGGGTCACATTTAAGTGGCCCAACAGTTGCATCAATGCACTAACTGACTACAACCTAAACCGCAAGGCATGGATCGGGCACGCAGCTTGCGCGCTGGCCCTTCGGTGCCCTGAAGACATTACACGACAAGCCTGGGGGCTATTAACCGATGAGCAACGGATTCTGGCGAACCGCCAAGCAGAGAGAGCCATTCAGTCCTGGGAGGTGCGCTACAGACAGAGTCTCGGAATACGTGCGGACGTGGCAAGCCCGTTGTTATTTGCACGAGATTCCCGATGAGATACCCCCAAAAGTGGCAACGTCCGGCCGCGCACCATCGTGGCGTGCAGTTGCCATTGCGTTGCTGCAGAACGATTTACACCTTTATCAGTTGGGCTATGCAAGACCTGCATACGACCAGCAACGCCGTGCTGTAAGCCTGGCGCAGATCGCCGTGCATGGCGCCCCGGCTGATGGCACACAATTGGAGCTACCGCTATGAACCTCCGCCCCTACCAGCAGCAACTGATTACCGACATCCGTTTGCAATACCAGCTAGGTCATAAGCGTGTCCTGGCGGTTCTGCCAACTGGTGGCGGCAAGACCGTATGCTTCACCCACATTGCACAGCAAGCCGCCAAGAAGGGCAACCGCGTCTGCATGCTGGTGCATCGGCAGGAGTTACTGGATCAAGCCAGTAGAGCAATGCCAATGCCCCATGGGTGCATCCGTGCTGGCAAGGCTATGGACTTAAGCCATGGCGTGCAGGTTGCCAGTGTGCAGACCTTGGCCCGAAGGCTCCATTTGATCCCAGCTGACTTCTTCCAGTTACTGATCGTGGACGAGGCGCACCACACCAACGCCGGCACTTGGCGCAAGGTGATTGAGCATTGCGCATCTGCCCACCTACTAGGCGTTACGGCGACGCCATGCCGGACTGATGGCCGCGGCCTTGGCGAGTGGTATCAGGCCATGGTGCAGGGACCAACAGCGCAGTGGCTGACCGATAACGGCTATCTAGCCAATGCCCGTGTGCTGGCACCACCTGGATTTGACGCCAAGGGACTGCGTAAGCAGATGGGTGATTACGCGCCAAAGGAGGCAGAGCAGCGGGTTGGCACAATCATGGGTGACATCGTTGGGCATTACCGCAAGCATCTGTCAGGCCAGACGGCTATTGCGTTCTGCTGCAGCGTTGCCCATGCGGAGGCCGTGGCTGCGCTATTTACTAGCCATGGCATTGCAGCAGCCAGCATTGACGGCACCATGAGCAGTGACTGCAGGCGAGATCGGTTGCAGGCGCTTGAATCTGGCAGGCTTAAGGTGCTGACCAGTTGCGCATTGATTGGGGAAGGCGTGGACGTACCCAGCGTCGGGGGTTGCATCCTGCTAAGGCCAACGCAGTCCGAGGCGCTGCATCTGCAGATGATCGGCAGGTGCCTCAGGCCATCAGGCGCCAAGGTGGCTGTGGTGCTGGATCATGTCGGCAATACGCTCCGGCTTGGCCATCACCTAGAGCAACGCGACTGGAGTTTGGACGGTCTTAAAAAGCGTGACAGCGACCAAGCACCAAGCGTC